GCTCAGGTGCTCTGTTAGCATTTAATGACTCAGTGTTAATAGTTCCAGATGATTTGGAAGTAGTAGCACCTTTAGTCAATCCTGCTAACTTAAGAACAGCATTAGGGGAAGTTGAGGCTAATTTGTTTAAGTCTTGCACAGATAGTCCAGATTCTCTAGCAATTGTATTATAGACTTCTTCAGCTTTCTCTCCAAACTGTTCAGTAAACTTATCAGCTACTGACTTAGCGTTGAGTTGAGCTAGTCGTTGTCTTTCTTTATTTGTTAGAGTTTGTTCAACTATTTGTGTAAGTCTATCTTGGTCAAATTCTACTGCTTGAGTGGTTTGCTCAGGTAGAACACCAGACTTGATTTCATCTAAAAGTTCTTCTGCAGTTTTACGTCTAGTCAGTTCCTCTTTCAAATTAGCAAGTTCAGACTCAAGAGTTTGAATATGCTTTTGTGCATGAGGTACAGATTTTAATGCATCTTCTACAGATTGATACTTTTTACCATTACCTACAAAGTCTACAACTTCTGTCGGAATTGTGAATTGTGGTGTGGCATCGTTCTCTTGAACATCGTTGGTACTTTGTTCAAATATTGTTTGATCAGTCACTGCTTGCTCCTTGGTCAGGAATTACGTTATAAAGTTTTTGAAACGCTTTAATTACACCTAGTTGATAAGCTTGATATTCAGACCAAGAGGGTAAAGAAAAATTATCTTCATCTCCTTGTTTACGTCTAGCTAAATCAATCTGCTCTTCTAGATATTCTTTAAGTAACTTAAAAGCTTGACTTTTACTTGTTTCTTTGCTATGTAAGAGTTTTAAGTCCATGTCATTAGTATAACACAACTACCCTGTAAAGTCAAGTTATTCTTGTGGAAGATCTGCCATATCACCCATTATTAAATCTTCTTCTAATGGGGTAGCTGCTTCAGCTTCAAGAGATTGTTGTACTTGTTGTACAAGTTGTTGTGTCTCAGCTTGCTCCATAACAGCCACATTTTCTTGGATAAAGTCAAACTGCTCAAAGCCAAGATATTCTTCAACCATTTGTGCAAGACGTTTAGAAGAGATATGAGGACTAATCATTCCACCAATAGGACTATTAAACACACCAATCATATTCTGTACTAGCTGTGCTCTAGCTGCATAATGTCTAGCACCAATAGGACGTAGTTTACCTTTAGCTGTAATGTCATCTTTAGTAATTGACAAGAAATCAATAACACCTAAGTCATTATCCATAACTTTAGCTAGTTCAACTACATCAATGTTACGTCTAGCCATCTCTAGCATAGTGTTTAAGATTGGCTCTAAAAACTCAATTTCAAACTTATTAATCTTGTGTTGGAAGATTCTACCAGCAGCATTTTGTAGTTGCTGCACTTCAAAAGCAGTTTTTTCTCCTGGACTACGGATACCCATAGCTTCTTTAGGAGCACCTGCCATTTCTTCCATAATTTGAAGAAGTGTTCCAATTTCATTATTAACTTGGAAAGCAGCTTGATTAGGTGGAAGAGTAGAGATAGCTCCATCTTCAGGAATATGAATGTCAGCTCCTGGACCCCACTCAAACGGTTCTACATCACCTTGAATAACAATAGGTGGATGTATGGTTAAATCTAAAGCATCTGCTTTTAAGTTTTCTAAGTGATCTACTCTATATTGTAAACCTACTAGATTGTCTAGAGGACCCATGCTATAAAGATTGTCAGGTCTATTTCTCCAACCTACATGATGTTTAGAATCTCTACCTAACCATGAAGGATTAGGGATATTTCTAACAATGTAGCTTCTATCAATAATAGTAATTAGACGATTTTCATAAAGAGTGTCATTTACTTCGTCGTAGATGTCACCCTCAAACTCTAAGATTTCTACAAAGCCTGATTGGTAGTATTCTTGTAAACTACCAAAACCATCTACTAAGAAACCCTCAGCTTTGTTTACATCTTCCATTCTAAAAGCACCAATGTGCTTACGAACTTCTACTGCTTTTTTCCAAGCACCACTATCGTAATTTAAGTCAGGTCTACTTTCTAAATCTTTCTTAAACTCACCAATAGATTTAATATATCTAGTAAACTTAGGACTATCTTTAAATGCACTAGCTGTAGGATTAAATACAATGTCAAAAGGAGAAACTCTCTCTAACTTAGGACCTCTGTAAGTATTAATAGTTTCACCTGTAAAAGGATCTACATGACCCTCATCTACGAAGGTTACTTCAGCAAAAGAGTTACCATAATCAATGTAGTCATATAAACATTGAGAAATAGTTTCTCTAAAGTTACTTTCTCTAAGTTTAGTTTTAATGTAGGCTTCAATAGCCAAACGTTTCTTAGCAGTAACACTTTCTAGATTGTATCCTTCCCACTTTAACCAGTTGTCATTAGGAAACAAAGCATCCATGTAATTAGCATGAAGGTTATCTCTAATTTGGGTTAGCTTAGGTAAAGTAGTTTTATTCTTCCAAGGAAGTTTACTATTAGTTGTTTTAGTTGTATCTGTAGCAAATAGATAGTTACGAAGTTCACGCCATTCAATTTCTTTATCACTGCGTTGAATCCACCATTGATTATAAAGACCAGCTAACTTTCTAGCTAAGTCTTCTCTATTCATTACATCTCTAATTTGAGCGACTTTACCAGCCATATTTTTCCTTAAGCACTAACCCCGCCAAAGCGGGAGTGGGTTACTATGTTACTTCCTGTAGAAAAGCTACTTACTCTTTGTTTAGGAATAATTGCAATGTCAATTGCACTAGCTAAGGCATCTTTAATGTCATCATGTGGAGGATGTTGCATAACAAGTTCTTCTTCCAAACTTTGGCAATTACCTCCTCGATAGTGCCACACTTGTAAGTTATCATACTTAGGTTCTAAAATGGTAGATACACGCTCATTCTTATCACCTTGGTGTCTATTAGGTCTAAACTCATCTATAGATAAGGCAATGCCATTAGGCTTAATGTAACTCTCTTTAAGCTCTCTTACGATGGTTTGTTGAGCTACTGTAATTTCAGCTCTAATCTTTCTAAAGCCCCACTTCTGATGTGCTTTAAGAATGTGATTAAAGTAGTCTACAATACGATCTGTTTTAAACCTATCAATCTCTAGAACATAGAAGTTACCTAAGTTGTCTACACCAATAGTAACTAATGCAGTATAGTCAGCTTGTTTTCTTAATGAGAACGCAAAGTCAATTGCAGCATAACATTAAGCTTCCTGTCCTTTCATATACCAATCACCTTCTCTTTCTTTAAGAAGGCTTCTTTCATAGTATTGGAACTTATCTACATTAATTCTAGAGTTCTCAGCACTATTAGGATTGTTATAATATTGAGCATAGAACTGTGTGCTATCAATATATTTAGCTTTAATTCTAGCTAACTCTCTATCATCAAATCCAAAGAACTTACCATCAGATCTACTCTGTTTAGGCCAGAGAAACTCACCATTAGTCTCTACTACTTTTTGGAATAACTCGTAAACCTCTTCTTCACTTTCAATGTCTCCATCAGAAGTAAACAAGGTTTCTTTCATCCCAACCATTGTGTCGTAAATGTCTTTAGGATGGTATCTAGTTCCTACTACCCATTCTCTAGCTCCTGGGTTCTCAATAGAAGCCAGTTGTGAGTAGGCAGAAGAAACTTTCTCTCTACCATCTTCAGTGTAAGCATTACCTGGAACTACAATGTCATCTAGAATAACTATGTCTGCATGGAAACCAGTAGTATTACTAGTTAAGCCTACAGCTTTACAAGTGGCATCTCGAATGCCTTCTAACTTACGTTGTGGATGGTCTACCGAGATTTCAGCAACTGCCCACTTCTCTCTTTTACCCTCTTCCACATTAATCATCTCAGGCCAATATCTACGATAGATAGGGCTGTCAATAATCTGTTTGATTTGGTATAACTGTTTTTCAGCTAAGTCTGCAGTAGCAGAAACATATAAGATAGTTGTCTCAGGATGTTTAGTTATCCACCAAGCTGCTCTATAAGCAACTAACTTACTCTTCATGTGTCCACGAGGAAGTAGAACAAGTTGATTATGTTTAGCATCTTCTCTGCCCCACCAACTAATTAACTCATGGTGTACTGCTCCAAGAAGAAGATGAGGAGCTACAAGTTTAATGAATACACTAAGGTCTTGCTCTGCTGCCTCTTTAATCTGATCTACTTTATTTTGCATTACCACTTAACTTTATCTG